AATGCGGTGAAGGATGCAGTTGCTCCCATCTTCGGATGGGATCGCAAGATGTTAGAAGGCGACACAAAGGAATCTCGCGAATGGCGTGAGACTCCTGACAAGTGGTGGTCTGAACAACTAGGTCGCGAGTTCTCTCCACGGCTCGCGCTGCAACTCATGGGAACCGAGTCTGGTCGCAACGTATTCCACCGCGACCTTTGGGTTCTGTCGTTCATTCACCGGACTGATCCTGCAAAGCACTACGTCATTGCCGACGTTCGCTTCCCTAACGAAATCGACTTAATCAAAGCCGCAGGTGGTAAGGTCATTCGCGTGAAGCGTGGACCGGAACCTGAATGGTATTCCACAGCCGAAGCTTATAATTCTTCGACCGGTTGGGATGGCTCCATGCAGCAGATGAAGGCATACCCTAATGTACATTACTCCGAGTGGGCGTGGATTGGAAAGTCTTTCGATGATGAAATTACTAATTCTACTACGTTGGAAGACCTTGAGAAAAAGGTTGTAAAGTCGATCCAACCGTGATATACTGAACACACCTTTTGGAGTTACCATGAAACTAAGTGAACTGACAATTGAAATCCTCAAGAATTTTGCGACCCTGAATCAGTCGCTACAGTTTCGGGCGGGAAGTGACCTCACGACCATCACACCTAACAAAACGCTTTTCGCAAAAGCATCGGTGGTAGAGTCCTTCCCGTCCGATTTCGCCCTCTACGACTTGAACAAGCTACTCGCTAAACTTTCACTGTACCGCGAGAGTGAGCTAACCTTTGAGTCGGATCGTATCCTCTTCAAGTCCACGGACGGAAGACGCAACGACTACATCAAGTTCTCCTCACCCAAGGTTATCACCGCACCTGATCCTACACGCAAGCTTGCGCTAGACGATCCGGAGCATGAGTTTGAACTGACGGCAGAAGACCTTCTCTGGCAACGTAAGTCAGCCGGTATCTCTGGTTCACCTTACATGATCTTCCACGGCGACGGCAAGCATGTCTACATTCGCTCGCATGACGTAAAGGACGATTCATCCGACCTGTCATCCACCGAGATTGCCAAGACTAAGGGCAAGTTCACCTACGTCATCAAGATCGAACATTGGAAGTTCCTCGACGGCAGCTATCGCGTCAAACTCAAGAAGGGTATGGCTAAGTTCGAAAACACCGAGAAGCCAGTCGAATACTTCGTGGCGATTGAAGACGGTCTCTCCACCTACTGAGGTTATCATGGCTACATTTACACAAGTTCAGAAAGTCGCAATCAAGGGATGCCTACAGGATATCTCCAACTCGCTTACGCGCATGGAAGCAGAGCGCGAAGCGATTCGTGAAATCGTCAACCGTTGCGCCACTGAGTTCGAAATGAACAAGCGCATCACCCGCAAGCTAGCTCGTATCTTCCACAAGCGGAACATCGAAGAAGAGCGTGCGGATCAGGAAGAAATCAACTCCACCTATGACGCGGTGACGAAATGAGAGACTATCGTGATCAGCCAGAACGTCTAGACAGAGGCTATCAGTCGCAGCCGCAGCCGCAGCCGTATCATGACGATCCTAGGGGCTACTACGCCCCCTACGCCCCCGGCGTTCCGTCCGAGTGCGAAGCAGTTCCAGTGGAAGAGCCGCGTACAAGTATAATCACGCAGCGACTCGATTATGCGTTGAAGAACACAGATCAGTTGATTGCTGCCGTGCTAATAAGAGCAGACAGTCTCTTCGGTCCTGAACCAAAGCAAGTCTCGCTTGGCAACGAGAAGACTCCACCGCCCATGCTAGACTGTGGCATAATGGATCGTATCGACCGCCAGACACGGGAACTGGAACGCGCCCTAGAAGTTCTGGGATACCAGTTTCGTCGCTTCAATCAGCTTTAACGGCACCTTGATTAAGAAGGTTAAGGGTGTCCTCTCTTGAAAACCGGCAATGACGACACCCCCGTTATCAGTGACTACACTTACTACGTCTTCGAACAGATAGAAGAACGTGCGCTCCAATTTGCTCTCCCCGACCAGTGGCGACCCCTCTACCGAGCGTTCCTCCGCAAGCGAAAACAACTTAGAAAGGAAGTCGCCGCCTATTGGTCCCAATCCGGTAATTATCAGGACGACTTCGGAAATCGTGGCGCAGCGACTAAGGAAGCGGATTCGCAAGCTAACACAGCAGCGCGACCACTGGATGAAGGAAAATGAAAGACTCAAAAAGCAAGTCGAAGCCCTCCAAAAAGTCGCGGACGCTTTCCAATACCCTTGACTATCGCCACTCAAGAGAGTATTATGGTGTTATCAAGCGTGGTAAGATCGAAGAGTTCGAACCGGGGAATCCCGTCATCTATGGGCTGAATGAAGTTGATGTACTTCGCCATCACTATCCGAGGGCGAAGGTTGTGAAAATGCGAATGACTATTGAAGTCATTGCCGAGGTTACGTTATGAGTTCGCTATGGGTTGAGAAGTATCGTCCGAAGACCGTCGCAGATTGTGTTCTGCCGGATCGGTTGAAGTCCGTGTTTCAGGAGTTCGTGAACAAGGGTGAGTTCCCTCACCTGATTCTAGCCGGTACCGCAGGCACCGGTAAGACGACCGTGGCTAAGGCACTCTGCGAAGAGTTGGGAATGGACTACCTGTTCCTGAACGGTTCCGACGAAAACGGCATCGACACGTTCCGCATGAAGATCAAGGGCTACGCATCGTCTATGTCTCTCATGGGCGCGAAGAAAGCCATCATCATTGACGAGGCTGACTACCTGAATGCGAATTCGGTACAGCCTGCGCTCCGTGGCGCAATGGAAGAGTTCGAAGACAACTGCCGCTTCATCTTCACTTGCAACTACAAGAACCGCATCATCGAGCCGCTGCATTCGCGGTCTACGGTCATCGACTACAAGCTGAAAGCCGAAGAGAAGCCGAAGATGGCGCGCGACTTTATGCGCTACGTGGAGCATATTCTCAAGACCGAAGCAATCCCTTACAACGGTAAGGTGGTCGCTGAATTCATCATGAAGCACTTCCCTGACTTCCGCAAGACGATCAATGAGCTACAGACCTACGCCTTGCGCGGACAGATTGACGAGGGTATCCTCTCAATGTCATCCGACGTTTCGCTAGCTAATCTCGTTCGCGCCTTGAAGGATCGCAACTTCCGCGACATGCGCCAGTGGGTTTCGCAGCACGGCAACGAAGACGCTGCGCGGCTGTATCGCAAGATTTACGATGCGCTGTACGACATTCTCAAGAAAGAGTCGATTCCACCTGCGGTCATCATCCTCGCGAAGTATCAGTATCAGGCTGCGTTCGTGGCTGATCAGGAATTGAATTTGACTGCCTGTTTGACCGAAATGATGGCAGAATGCGAGTTCGCATGATTCGATATCCAGTCACTAAACTGTTACTAGCGGAAGCACAGGTCATAGCTGACCGCATCCCGTCGTCTATCAACAATTCTATTCGAAGTGGTGAGGGTAGGCTTACGGGTGCGGTTGGTGAGGCTATCTTTCTGAGAGTGACTGGTGGGAAGTCATCTGGCAATGATTGGGCGAACTATGACGTTCTCTGGAACAACATCAAGTATGATGCGAAGTCGAAAGAATGTACATCACCACCACAACCACATTACTTTGCTTCCATAGCCAAACATAACCCAAACCAGAAATGTGACCGTTACGTTTTCTTTAGGGTCATGCGCCGCAAGGGTGCGGATTACACTCAGGCGTGGCTCATGGGATGGATGGGTAAGGAAGAGTTTTTCGATACGGCTGTCTACTACAATAAGGGTGATGTTGACCCTAGCTCGACATTTGGGTGGACATTTCGCGAGAGTTGTTGGAACGTGGAGTATTCTAAGCTTCATGAATTCAAACTAGACGTTGAGTTCGCGTAATGGCGGATTTGTTCAAAGAAATCCTGCCGTCGATTCTGTCCACGAAGAAGAACTGTATGCTTACAGAAGTGGACGAGAAGCAGTACCCGCATTTCATCGTGGGACGCGCCCTGTCGCAGTTCTCCGACTGCGTGTTCTACGCCAATGCGGTCAACTACTATCCCGGCATGGACAACAAACTCAAATACGACTTTCTACTAAATACTGTTAAGCCTTACCGTCGCCCCTTCTCTAAGTGGGCTAAGAAGGTTGAGACAGTTGATTTGGCGGTCGTAAAAGAATACTATGGATACTCCGATGCAAAGGCACTGGAAGCACTCTCTATTCTCACCCCTGATCAGATCAACTCACTGAAACAAGAATTAGAAAAAGGTGAGTAATCATGAGCATCGAGAAGCTTGTCGAAATCCTTCTAGCCGAGAAGAACGATTTCCTTAAAGTCCGTGAAACCCTGACCCGTATTGGGGTGGCGGCAAAGAACCAAAACGTCCTCTATCAGTCCTGCCACATTCTCCACAAGCAGGGACGGTACTACATTGTCCACTTCAAGGAACTGTTTGAGCTAGACGGTAAGCCGTCCGACATTTCTGAGAACGACATTGCTCGCCGGAACACCATTGCAAACCTGATGGGCGAATGGGGACTCTGCAAGCTAGTTGATGCTCCAAAGTCGGCACAGCCGGTTGCGCCGTTGAGTCAGATCAAGATTCTTCCTCACAAGGAAAAGGCTGACTGGCAGCTTGTGGCGAAGTACAATATCGGCAAGAAGCGCACCGACGATTCCCGTCCACAATATCTGGACAATCCTACCCACGAATGAGAACGAGGCTATATTATGAACCATGCGACACTCCAACTCTTCAAGCTACACCCTAGCGTTCCGACTCCCAAGTACGGAACGGATATGGCTGCGTGCTTCGACCTTTCGTTTCAAACCTCTGAGCGATTCTCCATTCAGGGATACGACAATCAGAATCAATCCGTAGACCGAATGGTTTACAACAAGAGGGTTGACATACACCCCGGCGACCGTCTGTTGGTGCCGACCGGCTTGATTGCGCGAATCACTGGTACGAGGGACGATCCTGCGTACTACTCCATTCGGGTTCATGCGCGTTCTGGACTTTCTCTCAAGCGTGGATTAGTCTTAGCCAACTCCGAAGGCGTGATTGACGTAGACTATCAGCAAGAGATATTCGTAATGCTAACTAACATTAGTGTTGTGACTCAACAGATTCTAGAAGGCGAGCGTATTGCGCAAGCTGAAATCGTGAAGAACTACACGGCTATGTTCCACGTAGTCGAAGAAATGCCTAAGCCATATTCGAATCGCGACGGTGGATTTGGAAGTACGGGTTGATTAGTCTTAGCTTTTGTGTTATCATATAGACTGTGATTTTATTGGATAACTCTAATATGGATTGGGATACTTACTTCATGAAGCAAGCCGAGTTGGTGGCTTCAAAGTCTAAGGACGATTCAACTAAGGTTGGCGCAGTCCTAGTCCGACACAACAATGCATTCTCCACTGGCTACAACGGCTTTCCGCGTGGCGTGAACGACGACATTCCAGAACGGCACGAACGTCCTGCGAAGTACGATTGGACGGTTCACTCCGAATTGAATTGCTTGCTGAATGCCGGTCGCGAAGGATTCTCCACCTACGGCACAACCATGTACGTCACTCTCTGCCCATGTAAGGGCTGCGCAGCCGCTATCGTCCAAGCCGGTGTGAAGCGAGTGGTGTATCTCTCCGACGACAATCCGCGCTTTGACTTCACCCTCGCCAAGCAAATCATGAAAGAGGGTAAGGTCAACTACGAGAAGTTTGGCGAACCCTACATTCCAATGCACCACCCTGTATGAGCCTAGACAACACCGGCAAAGTAACTCCCGCAACCCTCGACTTGCTAATCGGCACCTACGAGGGACAGCAGAAGAACAACATCCACAACACGGACTTGTTCGCTGCGCTTGTGGAGTTGAAGACGCTCCGCGAAGAGTACAAAGAACTCAATTGGATGATGGAAGGGCTACGCAAATGATTACAACCATCTATCTCGACATGGACGATGTTCTCACGGACTTCTCCAACACCTATCACAAGGTCATTGGCATCGACCCGCGTAACATCACCCCCGACGAGTGGGAAGAGAACTGGCATAAGTGGGTGGACGGCAAGCACTTCGAAACTCAGCCGATGCTTCCCGGCGCAAACCTCTTGCTAGGCTACATTGGCGCACTAGGAGTCAAGACCGAGATTCTATCCTCGACGGGTGGACCGGACTTCTTCGAAGAGATTTGCGCACAGAAGCGCAAGTGGCTCGACCGTTGGAGTATTACCTATCATCCGAACTTCACTCCCGGCAAGAAGTTCAAGAGCGAATTCGCCACACCACATCGACTGCTGATTGATGACAAGAAGAGCATCATTCAGAACTTCTGCGATGCGGGTGGCTATGGCGTGTGTCATGAAGGTGACGCGAACAACACCATCGAACGTATTCACGTATTGGTCAACCTGTTAGGATACAAGAAGTATGTCGCACCCTAAGTATAGACTGCGCGGCTACCTCTATCAGATCGTGGAAATGTTCCCGGTCGAAGAGGGCAATGCCATTCGCGAACTCCACACCTACGACCGTCTGGAAGACGCAGAGAAGGTCATGGAAGTTCTAGAATTGGTGAATTACAACTTCACCTGTTACGCAATGATGATGCGTCCGGTGTGGGAAGATCAACCGTTCCCCGACACTAGGTTGAAAGAGTATCACGGTTGGGATGCGAACGGGAGTCCGACATTTTGAAAATTGCGTTCTACATTCAAACTCTGAGTTGTAGAGGTGCTGCGCAACAGATTCTCGACTATGCGAAGTTCAATCAGGAGATTCTCGGTAACGAGAGTGTGATCGTTCAGAGTGCGCATACCGACGATGATGTGGTCAGAATGGTCGCAAAACAGTTCAAGGTTCTCACCATTTCTGCGCTTAGTGCGCAGAACCAGTTCGCGGCTGACTTTGATGTGTTCTATGCGGTAAAGGCAGGGATGAAGGAACCACCGCACATCGACACTACGAAGCATGTCGTTCATGCGGTGTTCCAGTTCCACGATCCTCATGGTGATGTTTACGCTTACATTTCGGAATGGCTCTCGGATTGGATGGTGGCTTGTGGTTATCCGCGCCAACCTTGGGTTCCGCTCATGGTGAATCTACCAAAGCCGAATCCCGAAGCGGCTGCGATAGTCAGGAACAATCTAGGCATATCCAAGGATCAGTATGTCTACGGACGATTGGGCGCACTGGAAACGTTTGACCTTCCGTTCGTTCAGCAGGCAATCATCGACACGGTGAACGCTCGCGACGATATCGTTTTCGTCTTTCCTAACACCAAACCGTTCTATGAACATAAGAACATCATTCACACACCACAGATTCTAGAGAAACAGATGAAGTCTGATTACATTGAAATGTGCGATGCGATGATCAACGGGCGCGAGCAGGGTGAATCCTTCGGGCTAGCCAACGCCGAGTTCTTGTCCCTCGACAAGCCGGTGTTGGCGTGGGAAGATGGTAAAGATCGAAACCATATTAGAATGCTTCAACCGTTTGGCACACTCTACAACGAGAGCAACGTGTTGAAGATGATACAGAACCTAGATAAACCGAAGATGAACTATGCTGCCGCTGTCGCAGAGTATACGCCAGAAAAGGTCATGAAGAAATTTGAACAGGTATTTCTCAAATGAAAATTATCATCGGTCAAGCCTGTGACTCTGTGACGTTCATGATCGTTCCGGACGATTGGACGGAAGAGGATGATGGGGACGAACAACGTTTCTATTTCAATCAGGAAGATACGTTTGAAGACATGGTAAAGTTCTTCAAGGCTCTCGGCATCGAAGCAGAATATCAAGAGTGGTGTTAACATGAAAGTATGGATCGGCGGATATCGCAATCACTGGACCACCCAAGGCGCAAAACGTTGGTGGTATTTCCGACGTTACGAAAAGTACGATTGGGAAATCGAAGAGGATAATCGTGACCTTTGGGATCATGCGTTTGAAACGACCGTGGGACTTTGGCGTATTATCGTCTGCCGTCCGGTCAACTGGATCAAGGGTAAGATTCCGCGTATCGAATACATCAAGATCGACCGCTACGATACGTGGAGCATGGACTCGACTCTCACGCCAATCATCCTGCCGATGCTCAAAAAGCTAAAGGTTGAAAAACACGGTGATCCGTTCACCGACGATGCTGACGTTCCTGAACATCTGCGCAGCACGGCTGCGGCACCGAAAGAGAACGAGTACGACACCGACTCGCTTCACTCCCCACGTTGGGACTGGATCATGGACGAAATGATTTGGGCGTTCGAACAGTTGAACGATGAAGATAACGACGAACAGTTCCGCACTGGCGTTTCCGATGTAATGTTCCAAGGCATCGACGCAAACGACAATCCGGTTGGCGAGCCGCACCACCTAGGCGAGAAACCCACAATTAAGAATGATTCTTGTTTGATGTACCGTCTTGTCGATGGTCCGAAACACACAATGGTCACGGATTACGATGCTATGAAGATTCACCATGCCCGTATCGGCAACGGTTTAAGGCTCTTCGGAGTCTATTTTAGAGCCTTGTGGGATTGACCCGCTAGGGTAGCCCGTCCTACCCTGTAGAACGCTCAGAACGGCTCTCCGTGGCTCCTACGGGACGCTCGTAAGTCCTTGATTCTAAAGGCAAAATACCCTCAAATTAGCCTTATCGTAAGTGCTTGATTTCATTAGAGTTTTCATTATTGCGTATTTCGTGGGTTTTGCTATACTGGTATTACAGGGTGAGGAATGGTTCTTCACCCGCTCTTGAAACCCCAAAAGGTATTAGATTTATGACGACTCTCATCACGCTCGCGACGGCTCGCGAAACCCTGAAAACCGCGAAAGCGGCTGTTGTACTTGCTCGCGCCGAAGTGACGCGCCTGCGCACGGATGCCAAGGCTGCGAAGGCTGCGACGGCTACGGAACGTGCGGCTCGCAAGGTTGCGAAGGCTGTCGAACTCAAGGCGAAGCGCAAGGCTCGCATCGTGGCTCTGGAAACGAAGCTCGCTGCGCTCAAGGCGAAGGCTTCTAGCCCGAAGTCGCGCAAGCGTGCGAACCGCAAGGCTTCGAAGCCGGTCATCGTGATGGCGAACGGCGAAACGGTCGCCTCGTAAGTGACTGAAAGGCAAGGGGTTTTTCCTCTTGCCTTTCTTCCCCGTCTACGATATACTGGTTATACAAAGTCAGGAAACGAGTCAAATGCCTAACACGTTCATCATCGTTTATTCGGAATCAATGGTTCGCCCATATTTTACGAAGTCTTACAAGTTCCGTAAGACCGCGCAGAATGCGTGTGACAAGCTGAATGCTCGCTATCAACGAAATCGCTGCGACCTCGACAATTCGTTCGCCGTCTACTCGTATGAAGAGTACGCCGCTGCGACCGAAGGCAAGGGCGAATGGAAGACTGCCATTATGGGCGGCGGCAAGGTTTGGGTTGCTCTCGGCACCCCGGCATCGTGCGACCCGTCCACCGAAACTTACGCGAGCATGTAATCATGGGCATCATCTACGCAATTCTTGTTACTCTTATCGACTTCTTTTTTGGTCGCGCGGAATAATCATGTCACGCATGTCCGACCTCGACCTTGAAATTCGCGAGCGCAATGCTGCAAAGCAGTCGCCTGCCGAAATCGCGCATGACCTGAACATCCCGGCTCATTGGGTTGTGGAAATGCTCGCGGAAAACGATTACACCGACTACTTAGAATCCCGCGCACGCGGCGAATTCTTTGCCGAACAGTCTGCCGATGCGGACGCTGAAATCTACGGGACTCGCTAATGTCTTTTGCACCAATGGTTCGCACGACCGAATTCGGTCCCTTCGCAGGCAACGGCTTGCGGTTCGCTACGGCTGCGGAAGCGCAGATGTGGCTTGACGACCTGATGTGTCGATGGTTTGCCGTGACCGACGTTCGCGTGGACGAGTCCACCGATCCGGTCAACTACACGACCGAAGACGGTCGCACCATAAACGAAGTCAAGTGAATAAAAGACTCAAAGACGACTTTTCGAAGCGGTTGATTTCCGCTAAGATCGAGTCTGAATTCGGTAAGCGAATCATTCTAGTGACGCTTGCTCGTCATGTTCCAACTCTTACCGAAGAGCGTGTTACACTAATGCCTATTCAGGGTAGTACAATTGTGGATTATACATGGGAACGTTGGCGTAGTGAAGGTGTGACCTTCCGAACACTCGCAGCATTTCAACACGGCAAGAAAATTCCAATTCCTGTCGAACTTAGAAAGGGTTACTGATTATGAAAACTAATGATTTGAGAAAGGGCGTTCGCGTCCAGTTGCGCAACGGTTGGTTTGGCACGGTTGCCGACAACGCTCGCGGCAATATCCGCATGGTTGATGTTGAAGGCATTTATCGGGAAATCGGTTCTGTCTACTCGCACGATATCCTTCGCGCACAATACGAAGGCGTGTGGCAGGATGTTGAACACACTCTCCCGCAGTTGAAGCTGCGCGAGCAGGTTGAAGGGATTTTCGGCTAATGTTCGCTAATATGGGTTTTCTCGACTGGCTTTTGGTCCTCACCTTCTGGCTTGCCCTCTGTCTGTTCATTGCACAGTTCTGTGGCTTCAATGGAAAGGATGCGGATGAATAACATCCTGACATGGAACATTGCGCCCGAAGACACGTACATGACCATTGCGGAATGGGAAGAGTGCGTGGACGCAGGCACGTTCATCGACTACGATGGATTCGGTTACTTCTGTAACCCCGAAACGAAGCTTGAACTCTTCGGCTTCGACGTTTGCCCAAGTATGATTGGCAGCGCAGCATACGAGCAGCGCAAGGTCGAATGGACGCATATCAACTGGTTCAACCGGTAATCTTACCTAGATAATATCGGCAACCCACTTTCTTTGAGGATGAACCAATGCGCAATTTTCTATTAGGTGTTCTAGTCGGCTCGCTCTTGGCTTTCGGTGTGCAGCACGGCGCACAGTGGCTAAAGGCGCGAAACGCTCCAACCGGCACTGTCGTACAGGTCTACGCAGGCGACTCTATCGAAGAGTCAGTCGCCGCTACCGTGGCTACCGAATCTGTGCCGCCAAGCCTGTATGTCTGTAACTCACCGGCAACTCTAATCTACATTTTAGTTTCCCCGGCAACTCTGGACTTCGCGCTGTTTGACGACAAGGGCGCATTCTTATCTGACGGCGTGTTCTCTAAGGAAGAGCTAAAGGGAGTCCCGTACTTCGGTGCGGAAGTTCTCAACACACTCGTCGCCTTTGTCGAACAGAAAGACGGTTGGCATTTTATTATCTCTGGCGAAAAGGGTGTGAAGGACTTTTCCTGTAAGTAAACTATGACTCCCAAGAATGTAAAATCGGTCTGCATTCCGCTAGACCCCGACGACTGCGGCTCCGTTATCCACGGCTACGTTCGCTTCCCTGAATTGAAGCAACGTAACTATGGACAGAAAAAGTGGGACGTAGAGTACAGTGCGTCCGTATCACTTTCCGACTGCAACCGTGTGATTCAGTGGGGAATGACCGACGACGACAACAACTATCACATCGAAAAGTTGGATATCGCAATCAGCGCACTCACCGAAATGCGCAAGTTCATGGCAGAAGCCAACGTCGAACTCAAGAAAGCACGCAAGGAAGTCAAGCGACTCAACCTGATCATCGACCCTACCGGGAACGAAGACTAATCGGAATTACACTATGTATCGCGTGAAAAGTTACAACCCCGCTCCCCGCGTCATCTTCGATCCGTCTAATCACGAACATCGACTTGACTATGCCGCCTATTTGAAGTATAATAGGTGGAAGAACGGTTGTCGATTCCTCTTAGAAGACCCGTATGGAGACATTCCTACGATGATCAACGCTAAGATTGCGGAAGCTTCCCTCAAGTCTCTAATGAGTATTGTATGACGACTGAATTTGAACATCGAATGAACGTGCGCCTAGAAGACCTAGAGAATCGCATCGTTGAACTTGAAGAAGAATTAGCCAACGCGAAGGAAACCATTCGTGGTCTTGAAGTTGACACCGGACAGAATTCGGACGCTATCAACAATCTCCAATCCGAACAGGATGACTATCGCTGCGAACTGGACGAAATCGGCGCAGAGATAGATTGTCACGTACAACACGGCGGCAGAAACCCATGAGCGAATACAACGAACTGCGCTGCTACACGTTTACACTGTATCAGCTATCGCCAATTCAGCAGGGCATCCAAGCCGGTCATGCGACCGTCGAACTTGGAATGCGTGCGTACAACCGACTTCAACGCACGCTCAAGAGTGATCATTTCAAAATGTACCATGAGTGGGCTACCGACTGGAAGACGATGGTGCTTCTGAATGGCGGCGACCTCAACGAACTCTGTGGAACGCGAGACTTTCTTTCCAAGGGCGAACTGCCTTGGGCGGGATTCTACGAATCTGCGGATTCTCTAGGTGGTCTGCTAACTTCGGTGGCTGTCATTCTCCCCGACCGTATCTACGGCACGGCTGAGAACATGCGCAAGTTGAAGACGGGCGAGCAGATGACGAAATTCGGGTTTACCGAATGGGAATACGAACTGATCGAACGTCTTTCTAAGACGGGATTGGCTCGCTAAATAAGGCACCACCCCTAACAGGAATACAACCATGCAGCCAGAATCACTAACCGCACTTCAATTCATCTATAGGTCTAAGACCGCGCCAACGGTCAAGGCATTCCACAAATACTTTGAGCCAAATGGCGAGGCTCTTCTACAGACCATTCTTTCTTCGCATGTCGAAGAAGTGAAGGGCAAGCTTGTACTTACTCAGGCAGGCGCAGCAGTTTCAAAGGACACTTTCGGAGAATAATCATGGCTGACCAATTTGATCTTGAACAGGGCATCATGGGATGCTGGAATGTGACGAGCGACCTTGACGTTCTTTTCGAAGAACTGGTGGAGAACGATCACTTCACAAAGGATCAGGCTTCCAACTTTGCCCTAGGTCTTTCAACGATCTACGAAGCAAAGTTCGACAAGCTTTTCCGCACGTTCGAAGAATTCCTCACGGAATACTACAAGACGACGAACGCGCTAAAGGAAGCGCAGATCGAACTTCACGATCTTCACTACCAACTGGAAGAGATTGAGGAAGCGAATTCCTTAGTGAATCTGACCCTAGACGAACTCTTCACGGAAGAAGAGGATGCCTTGCGTCTTCAAGTCGAAGACGAATTCGGGTTTCGATGAACTCCAAGTTCCAAGAAGTCGTCCACAAGCTTGCCGCTGAGACAGGCATTGCGGACTTGGCTGCGGCTGAGAAGTTCGCCGCCGCTCTTGGAGCGCGATGGATGGGTATAAATACACCATTCATCTGTGGTGGCAGCGAAGAGAAAGACTACATGGGGCTACCTAAGACGATAACAGTCTGCCCTGCCTATGGCTTAGATGGGTTCGCAATCTACAAGCAGACTTCGGAGTACAGCGCACCGGGGTACTAATGACCACAGGATCACCTTGCATTAGAGTCTGTCAGATAGACAGCCAGAGCGGAATATGCTCTGGCTGTCTTCGTACTATTGTGGAAATCAAAGACTGGCTTAAATTCACAGAAGAGCAGCGCGAACAGATAAATACAATGCTGCCGATACGAAGGGAACTACTATGCGCAAATACCTCACAATCTTAGCGTTGATCTTAGCGTCAACGTTCGCCCACGCCGAACCGACCCTTCAATGGGTGGCTCCAACACAGAACGTAGACAACACACCCATTCCGGCAACCGGTCCCGGCAGTCTGGATGGGTTCAAAGTCTATGCCACTCCGACCGGTCCCTTTTCAACAGCGCAAGTGTACGATATCACCGATCAGGCACTCCGAACAACCACCCTCACAGGATTGGCTCCCGGTGTCTGGAACTTCCAAATGACCGCATACAACGTGGCAGGGAACGAATCAGTCCGCACAGGCACAGTAGCAGCGACCGTAACCACAGTGCCGAAGCCACCCGCAGGCATGACGTTCTCTACGTATGAAGTGGGTGTCTATAACCTAGTCAAGAAAGCGAACGGATTCACGATGATTTACGTCGGTCAGGTTCCGCTAAATACCCCGTGTGATCCGCTACAGAATGTGAACGGGTTTAATGCCGTTCCTGTCTCGGCTGTTACCTCATATGCAGGAACCGTTAGACCTATCGTGGTATTAGCAAAATGTTCAATACACTAATCAAAGCTTTTTGGAACTGGTTGAAGGGACTGTTCCAGAAGAAAGACCCACCTTCACAACTCAAGGAGCTAAACGTATGGCACGATCAGTAAATGTAAGTTGGGTTCTCCCAACAACCCGCGAAAGCGGTAAGCCGCTAGACCCTGCGCAAGTCGCAGCAGTCGAGCTTTCTCTGTCAGCAGACAACGTGAATTGGACAGCCTATGACACGTTCCTACCGGCAGTCCTCGCCACCGTCATTCCAGAATTGGATATCGGTGAGTGGTTTGTTCAGGGTGTCGTTCTAGACACCGCAGGCAAGCGCAGCAAGCCTGTCGTCAAGAGCATCGTCGTCCCTGACGAGTCGGCTCCCGGCGCACTGGAATTGACCCTAGCGTTCTGATCTATATAAAGGCAGGGGAGAATTCTCCCCTGCCCTGATCATCATGGAGAATTGTTATGCCTGCAAAAGTTGGTTTGAAGAGACACGGTAAAGGTCGAGCAAAGCTCGGTTCTAAGAAGCGCAAGTCCCGCAACAAAAAGAAGTAATCGCTATGAGTAAAGTGACTGTCATCACGGCAACCGTGGGCAACCCGTTGCTGTCCAAGAACATCTATTCGATCTTCAAACAGACTTTCCCACATGTCCAACACCTGTTGGTTGTGGATGGTCCTGAACATCTGGAAAAGGTCAACGGAGCCATTGATAGCATTTGGGGTACCGCGCCGAAGTCAATTCGCAATAGACTGGACGTACTCACGATGCCATACTCCATTGGCAAAGACCGATGGAACGGACACCGCATCTATGCCGCAGGCGCATTCCAAGCCGAAGGCGAATTCGTCATCTGGCTTGACGACGACAACTCCCTAGAACCCACGCACATCGAAGACTGCCTCAAGGTCATTCAGGCAGGCAACGATTGGTGCTATTCGCTTCGCAATATCATGGACAAAGACCACAAGTTTCTGGATCAGGACAACTGCGAAAGCCTTGGCAAGTGGGCATCTGTCTTAGGACTCAACGACTTCTTCATCGACGTAAATTGCTACTTCATCCCCACGACCCTAGCCATCCACCTAGGACCGGCATGGTATCGCAAGTTCCGCGAGCCGAACATGCCAGAAGTGGATCGTGTTCTAGCCTCCACGCTGATGAACAACAATCTCAAGTTCGATACCACCTACAAGCACACGGTCAACTACACCGTGGGCAACACACCCAACTCTGTGCAGCATGAGTTCTTTATCGGCGGCAACAAGGTCATGCGCGAGCGATTCCCTGACGGACTGCCGTGGAAGGTACAGGAGCTACCACTATGAGTAGTCGAATCGAAGAATACATCATCCGTGTATCGAAGGCAGTTAGACTTGCTTCTAACGAGCATCGTGATGCATCTGTCAAGATAACCCAAAAGCAAATGGATTTGGAGGGCATGTCTTCCATTCGAAATCGTATTCTCCTGAATGAGTTGATCAAGGACAACGACCTGTATCTGGAAATTGGGGTCTGGCGCGGATCGACTTTCATCGCGGCTCTCTACGAGAACAACCCCAAGCTTGCTGTCGCCATCGACAACTTCTCTCAGTTTGATGAATCGGGCGAGAACGTAAAGGTTTTCACAAACGCTGTGTATGAAAACCTCCCGCACCTATTAGACAAAGCTTTCCTTATCAACAACGACTGCTTTAACCTGACACCAGAAGAAAAAGCGTTCATCCCTGACAACATCAATGTCTACTTCTATGATGGTGCGCACGAAGCAGTAGATCAGAAAGCAGCCCTGACTTATTACCACGATAAGTTGGCTAACGAATTTATCTACATCGTGGATGACTGGAACTATGAGCCTGCCCGTATCGGCACTCGTCAAGCATTCGAAGAACTAGGAATCCTCGTCCACAAGGAATGGGAACTGTTCACCGACTTCAACGGCGACCGAACTTCGTGGTGGAATGGATTTTACTTGGCAGTATGTGAGAAAGCAAAATGACATCATCTATCGTATCCTTTGGAATGAACCCATGCATCGTATCGTTCTTCATGAACAACATCGACATGAAGACTGTCGGACTACAACGCTCGGTGGTTGAGAAATTCAATCGCTCTAACGTGAAGCACTACCAGATTCAGGTAGACCTTCCGCACGGTGTTGCGATGGACTACTTTTGGGCATTGAACGGTTCGCCGGTCGAAGCCTTTGAAGGTAAGGTCGAAAAGCAGATG